GATGAAACGTTATTTGGGATTATCAGAAGAAGAAATTGTAGAAAACGAAACGCTGTGGCAAGAAGAACGTGATCAGCCTGAATTAGAAACTACACAAGGCCAGGATCTGCGTAGTATTGGCATTACACCAGCAGGGTTAGAAAGTGATATTGCCACAGGCGAAGAAATAACTGGTGCTGATGCCGTAGGCGGAGCCGAAGGCGGCATGCCCGGAGCACCGACTACAGCACCCGGAACTGCGGCCCCAGCAGGTGTTTCTCCAATTCCAACAATCTAATAAATACAAGCATGATATTAAACGAATTGTACGAACGTAGCCCTGAAGCTTATCAAGACGTCAGTCAAGATAACAGTCAACCACGACTGGGCAATCTTCGTAAAACTCGTCTGACTCTGCGTCAACTTAACAAACTACGTCAGATGCAAGATGTGCGTAGTTACGAGTATAAAGAAAAACTCAAACAAGTTAAGAAACAATACGCACCCGCCCCTGCTGCTCCTGGACTGTAATTAGCTGTAACACAACAGTCAAATATACTCACTTTTCCGCCTCAAAACTACCAATATTATAAGTTAGATGTAAATATCTAACGAGCCATAACCATTGGAGGAAACATATGACTAATAAATTTGAACAGTTGATCGAATACGTGATCAATGATGAAGAGGCAAAAGCCAAAGAACTATTCCACGACATCGTGGTAGAAAAATCCCGTGAAATCTATGAAAATTTGATGAACGAGGAAGAAGACGAAGAGTTAGATGAAGAGTCTGATGCTGAACGTGACGACCATGCTGAAAAAGCTGGTAAGAAAGTAGCCAAAGACATTGAATACGACGAAAAGATGGATGAAGGCATGATGGGCGGCGACGCCAGTGATGACCTAATCGACGATGTAGAAGCCGAAGAACAAGGCATGATGGAAGAGGATGATGAGGATGAGGCTTTTGACGATGCAGCCGAAGAAGACGGCGAAGATCTAACACATGACATGGAAATGGACAACGATGATGGCGACATTGAAGATCGCGTGGTTGATCTAGAAGACAAGCTCGACGAATTAATGGCTGAATTTGAAGCCATTATGGGCGACAATCAAGGTAATGACAGTGTATCCGATATGGACGGCGGCGACGCTTTAGAGATGGACGATACAGATACTGCTGACTTTGGCGACATGGACGAAATGATGGGCATGATGGAAAACGTAACGTTGGACAAAGTTCCTGCTCCTAAGCACGGTGACGACGGTGCTAACACTAAAAGCGTAGTTGCTTTTAACAGCGGTGCTAAAGGTATGGCAGCTTCTCCAGTTCGAATGACTGGTGATACAGCCCAAGGCCGTTCAGCTCCAAAAACAGGCGATCTGCCACAAGCAGGCCAGTTTAAAAATGTACCAGGCAAAGGTGGTGCCAACTCCAAGTTGAGTGCAGCTCCAAAGCCTACTACAGCTCAAGCAAGTGGTGTGAATACAAAATCACCAGTTGGTAAAGCGTAATCCAGAGATATGGCTCGATATCTAAAAGAACATCTAAGCTTCACTCAGGCAGGTCTTGAAATCCTGTCTGAGGAAGCCCAGGATGGCAGCAAAACCTTAAAGTTAAAAGGTGTTTGCATAGAGGGCGGAGTTAGAAATGCCAACGAACGAGTATATCCTGTAAATGAAATTGCCAAGGCAGTCGATACCATTAACGAACAACTCAAAACAGGACATTCAGTGTTGGGCGAAGTTGATCACCCAGATGATTTAAAAATCAATTTGGATCGTGTGAGCCACATGATTGAAAAAATGTGGATGGATGGGCCCGCTGGAATGGGCACGTTAAGAATATTACCTACGCCGATGGGAAAACTAGTGGAAACTATGTTGACTAACGGTGTAAAATTGGGGGTTAGTAGTCGTGGATCAGGAAATGTCGACGACAGAACCGGACATGTCAGTGACTTTGAAATCGTTACTGTAGATGTGGTTGCTCAGCCGAGTGCTCCAAATGCATATCCTACGGCAATTTATGAAGGCCTTTTGAATCACAAAGGTGGACAAAAATTGTTAGATATGTTCAAAGACCCAGCTAAGAGCGGCAAAGCACAGAGATACGTTAAAGAAGAAGTAATGCGTCTGATACGTGATCTCAAGATTAAAGGGAAATAATATGCTAGATGCTATTAAACCGTTACTAGATAGCGACCTTATTAACGAAGAAGCTCAACAACAAATCTCAGAAGCTTGGGAAGCAAAGTTGAACGAAGCTCGTGAACAGGTACGTGCAGAACTCCGAGAAGAGTTTGCAACGCTACGAACATGATAAAACAGTGATGGTGGAAGCCCTGGATCGTATGATAACAGACGGTTTAACCGCAGAACTTGAACAAGTAAAAGCTGAAAAGCAAGCACTTGCTGAAGATCGCGTTAAATTTCAAGGCAAGATGAAAGAGTCAGCTACAAAGTTCAACAACTTTATGGTGACAAAACTTGCTGAAGAAATTGGCGAACTGCGTAAAGACCGCAAGATGCACACAGAAGGTGTTCAGAAGTTAGAACAATTTGTGGTTCATGCTCTTGCACGTGAGATTCAAGAATTTGCAACAGACAAACAAGATGTGGTCAACACTAAAGTTCGTTTGGTGCGCGAAGCTCGCAAACAACTGGAAACACTCAAGGCCAGATTCGTTACAGAATCTGCCAAGAAGATGTCCAGTGCTGTTAGCACACACCTGAAGGCTGAACTCAGTCAGTTACAAGAAGACATCAAAGTTGCTCGTGAGAACAATTTTGGTCGTCGTATCTTTGAAGCGTATGCAAGTGAATTTGGTGCAACTCATTTAAATGAGAAGCAAGAAGTTCGCAAGTTGCATGATACAATCGCTGCCAAAGATAATAAACTAGCTGAAGCCATCCGATTCGCCCAGAAGGCAAAAACTCTGGTCGAATCCAAAGAACGCGAAATGCGTATACTTAAAGAATCTAATCAGCGTGAAGCTGCGTTAGAGGAACTGCTTGCTCCTTTGAACAAGGAAAAAGCAGAAGTAATGCGTAATTTGCTTGAAAGTGTCCAGACAAGTCGCTTGTCGAATGCTTTTGAAAAGTATCTACCAGCAGTTTTAGAAGACCGCTCAGTAAAAGCCAAAAAAGTAATTACTGAAACGTTCAACGAAGCCACTGGCGATAAATCTGCCCGCAGTCCAGATGCAGGTCAACAAGCTGATAACATCAGCAATGTGATCGATCTAAAGCGTTTGGCAGGGCTGTAAAGATATAACAAAAGGAGACTTAAATGTCACAAGAATTATTAGAAGGTCGTTGGGACGAAACTAAAGACGCACTCTTGGAAGGACTTTCTGGTTCCAAGCGCACGTCTATGAGTGTAATCCTTGAAAATACCAAGAAGTATCTGCGTGAGAATGCATCTTCTGGTTCTACAGTAAGTGGTAACATCGCTACATTAAACCGTGTGATTCTGCCAGTTATTCGTCGTGTTATGCCAACTGTTATCGCTAACGAGTTGGTTGGCGTTCAGCCAATGACAGGACCTGTAGGTCAAATCCACACATTACGTGTTCGCTATGCACAAAGTTTAACTGACAACTCAGCCGCCGCCACAAGCGTCCAAGCTGGTCAAGAAGCTTTGAGTCCCTTCACTATTGCTACTGCGTATTCTACAGTTCCACAGAATACTACAACTGCTACTGGTTACACTGGTAACAACACAGCAACAATGGAAGGTACTGGCGGTAAGCAGATCAGCGTTCAGATCTTGAAACAAGCTGTTGAAGCTAAGACACGCAAGTTACAAGCTCGTTGGACTTTTGAATCCGCACAAGACGCACAAGCCATGCACGGTATTGACGTTGAAGCAGAAATTATGGCTGCGTTGGCTCAAGAGATTACAGCTGAGATCGACCAAGAGATTCTCTTGTCACTCAGCACATTGGCCGCAACTGAGTTTACATACAACCAAGCTACTGTTTCAGGTACTGCTACATTCGTTGGTGACGAACACGCCGCATTGGCTGTTTTGATCAACCGTGTTGCTAACTTGATCGCCCAACGCACACGT